TTCAAGAAGTGGTATATTGACGGACGCCTTTATTATCACATCATGATTGATTCTAAGAATCCAAAGGATGGCATCAAAGAACTTCGTGCCATTGATCCGCGCAAGATGAAGAAGGCGCGTGAAGTAAAAGGAAAGAAACTCAACGGAGATCGGTTGGTTTCACTTCCTCGCAACATGACAGAATATTACCTATACTATCCCGGCGGGCTAACCCAAAGGACTGGTGGTATGGGTGGTCCCAACACACAACAAGCAATCAAGATCACGAATGATTCAATTTGCCACATCCATTCGGGTATTCTTGATTCAGGCAATAAGATGATTCTTGGCAATTTGCACAAAGCAATCAAACCAATGAATCAACTCAAGATGCTTGAGGATGCAACCGTCATCTATCGCATCTCCCGCGCTCCAGAGCGAAGAATCTTTTATGTAGATGTAGGCAATCTACCAAAGGTCAAAGCAGAGCAATATCTTTCTGGCATCATGTCCAAGTTTAAGAACAAAACTGTATATGATACCGAAACCGGGGAGGTCCGAGATGATCGGAAGCATATGTCAATGTTGGAGGACTTCTGGCTCCCGCGAAGAGAAGGCGGTAGAGGAACAGAAATAACCACCCTCCCCGGTGGAACTAACTTGGGTGAGATTGAAGACATCATCTACTTCAAGAAGAAACTATACAAGGCATTGGGTGTTCCTGTATCAAGACTAGAACCAGAAGGTTCTTTCAGTCTTGGTCGCGCAACGGAGATTAGTCGTGATGAAGTCAAATTTGGTAAGTTTGTTAATCGCCTTCGGTATCGGTTTACTAACCTTTTCGATGACCTCCTTGGTAAGCAGTTGCAACTAAAGGGGATCGTATCCAAAGAAGATTGGGAAGTCATTAAGACTCTTGTTCAATATAACTTTCGACAGGACTCGCATTTCTCGGAACTCAAGCATACAGAAGTCATGCGAGAGCGACTTGAGATTGCAACGACAATGGATGAGTATGTTGGTAAGTATTATTCAAAGCAGTGGTTGCGTAAGAATGTGCTGAATCAGACTGAAGAAGAAATAAAATTGATTGATTCGGAAATGGCAAATGAGATTGATAGCGGAGAGGTTGATCCATTTGAACAAGAACAGATGGCAATTGATCGTCAGAATGCCGGTGCTGCCCCACCACCCAATCAGCCGAAACAACCACAACAACAAGAAGAAGTTTCTACCTTGAAAAAGGTTAGGTCGATTCGTTCAAGAGCGAAGATTGCAACAGCAGAACAGCTTGACGAAGATATTGAATAGTATAAATAATAGACAAGCTATAGGGAGACAAGATCATGAAAGAAACAATCAAGAGTGCAATTGAGGATGCATTGGACGAAAACCCAAACGACTTCTCAGATAAGATCAATTCAGTTTTTGCTGCTAAAATGCATGATGCACTGAAAACTAAGAAAATGGAAGTTTCAAATAGCTGGCTTAATGACATTGAGCCACCAGAGGAAGAAGAAGAATGAAGCTAATCACCGAAGTTGTGGATGAAAATGCCATTGAATTCATCACTGAAGAAAATAATGGAGAGAAGAGCCATTATATTAAAGGTGTATTCATGCAAGCCGAACAGAAGAATCGTAATGGTAGAATCTATCCTAAGAAGGTTCTGGATGAACAGGTTCGCAAGTATGTTAACAACTATGTTGATCAGAATCGTGCCTTCGGTGAGTTGGGTCATCCTGATGGTCCGGTTGTCAATCTTGAGCGAGTATCCCATATGATTAAGGAACTCAGAGAAGACGGAAACAACTGGGTTGGCAAAGCAAAGATTATGGACACGCCTTATGGTAAGATCGTCAAGAATCTTATTGATGAAGGTGCCAAGTTGGGCGTGTCTTCCCGAGGGATGGGATCGCTAAAGAATGTAAAGGGAACTAATATTGTACAAGATGATTTCTATCTCGCCACTGCCGCAGACATTGTTGCAGATCCGTCTGCGCCAGAGGCATTTGTTGAGGGTGTGATGGAAGGTAAAGAATGGGTTTGGAATAATGGGGTTATTAGGGAACAAGAAGTTGAAACTATTAGGGATGAATTAACCAAAGCAAAGAGGAAACAATTGGAAGAAGCCAAGTTGAACTTGTTTAAGTCCTTTCTGTCAAAATTGTAGGATTTATAAATAAGTAAGAATAAACTGTGGAATTTTCCATTCTTTTTAAGGAGATGGACATAATGGCAACCGAACAATACATTGTAGAAGAGTCCTTGGTAGACGAGGAGATTGACCAGATCGCAAATGAAATTGCGATGGAACTTGAGGATGAGCTTTCCGAGAAAGCCCAGCCCGAGGCTGGTACTCCTGCTGCTGCTGATGCCTCACCTAGCAAGCCCGGAGATGGTGGAACTGGTTCCGCTCCCGAGCAAGCACAGGTAGGGAAGACCAAGGAATTAAAGGGCAACCCTCTAAAGAAGAAGAAGGTCAAGGCTGGAGCCCAGACTAAAGGTCAGGGTCAAGATCCTTCTGAAATTGAGGTTATGGAGAATGATGAGTCAGATGAGGCTGTGGTTGAAGAGGAGATTCTTCCCGAAACCAAGCAAGAGATGATTCGTTCAATCTTTGAAACCCTCAAGGGTCTTGATCAGGACAAGCTCGCTGGTGATTATGCCAAATTAATGGCAACACTGTTGGGCGAATCCGAAGGTGATGAAGACGAAGATCAGGTTGCTCCTGTTGTGTACGAGCGACAGGTCATCACAGCGGAAGACATTGATATTTCCGAGGATCTTACTGCGATCTTTGGTGAGAATGATCTTTCAGAAGAGTTTAAGACACAGGTCCAAACTGTATTTGAAGCTGCTGTTGTATCCAAGATCAACACAGAACTTGAGACACTTGAAGAGTCCTTCAATGCCAAGCTAACCGAGTCCACTGACGAAATCGTCGATGTTGTAACCGAGAAGGTAGACAACTATCTCGGCTATGTTGTCGAAGAGTGGATGAAGGAAAATGAGCTTGCTGTTGAACGTGGCATCAAGGCAGAGATCACCGAAGAGTTTATCGGTGGGCTCAAGCAGCTATTTGAGGATCACTACATCGACGTTCCTGAAGAGAAAGTAGATGTTGTGGATAGTCTTGCTGACCGAGTTGAGGATCTTGAAGGGAAACTCAACGAAGCCATTGAGACTAACATCAATCTTTCTTCACAGGTTAAGACCTTCCAGAAGGATGAAGTTGTTAATGAATTGTCTGATGAACTAACAGATATTGAAGCCGAGAAGCTCAAGGGTCTTTCGGAAGGTGTCGGTTTTGAAGATGCTGATCAATATAAACAAGCTCTTGGCACAATCAAGGAAAACTATTTTCCGCGAACGTCTCAAGGTAGAGCAGTTGTGATTGATGAGGAGTCTGAGGTTTCTGAAAATGGAATCATTGATGAGACTCCACGGAATGCACAAATGTCTCGCTATGTTGATGTTATTGGAAAAACTGTAACAGAGTAGAGATTTAATTAATTATAAATAAGAGTTAGGATACTGTTGAATAACAGATTAATTCAACACACTTTTCAAGGAGAACAAAACATGTTGAATGAAGAACTAGTTAACAAGTGGCAACCAGTTCTTGATCATGGGGATCTTCCCGAGATTAAGGACAACTATCGTAAGGTTGTTACGGCTCACATGCTTGAGCAGCAAGAACAAGCCCTGCGAGAGCAGGCGTCGGTTCAGGGTGCTGGATCAGCCAGTCTCCTTGGAGAGTCAAGCGCACCAACCACAATCATGGGCACGGGTGGACCAACCGCTGGTGGCGACGGTAACGTAGATACGTTTGATCCAGTTCTTATTAGTCTGGTTCGTCGTACTGCTCCAAACCTAATCGCCTTTGACATCATGGGTGTTCAGCCAATGAGTGGACCAACTGGTCTGATCTTTGCTCTTCGCCCAGTCTATGACCAGTATGGTACTGCTGATGCTCCACAGACTAATGGTGCCAATGCATTCTACGAGGAAGCCAACACAGGCTACTCCGCTGGTGCTGCTGGCAACCTACCTGCATGGGCTGCTGGTGCTGCAAACAATTACTTCGCCAGCATTAATGCTGACGATGGTGTCAACTTTGCAAACCGAACTGGTATGACAACTGCTTCTGGTGAGCAGTTGGGCAAGGCTGGTGGAGATGTTATTCCATCAATGTCCTTCAAGATTGACAAGAGTTCAGTCACTGCTGTTACTCGCGCCCTCAAGGCTGAGTATTCAGTAGAACTTGCACAGGATCTAAAGGCTATTCATGGTCTTGATGCCGAGACTGAGCTTGCCAACATTCTTACGACTGAGATCAATGCTGAGATCAACCGTGAGATTGTTCGCTCAATCTACTCAACCTCTACTGGCGTAACTGGTGTTGATGCTCGGGCTTCACGACCTTCCGGTAACACTGACTTTGGCAATGCCAATCTCGGTCAGCTTGATGGTCGCTGGCTCGTTGAGCGATTCAAGGCTCTTGTCTACAAGATTGAGACAGAAGCCAACGCCATTGCGAAGAACACTCGTCGGGGTAAGGGTAACTTCATCATCTGTTCCTCAGATGTTGCTTCCGCCCTCGCTACTGCTGGTGTCCTTGATCCAACGGCTGCTCTTACAGTAGACGACACCGGGTCAACCTTCGCTGGTACAATCGGTTCAGGAATGAAGGTCTACATTGATCCTTATTCCTACACTGGAGACGACTTCGTGTGTGTTGGTTACAAGGGAACCAGCCCATATGATGCGGGTATGTTCTACTGCCCATACGTTCCACTCCAGATGGTTCGTGCCATTGGTGAGGATACCTTCCAGCCCAAGATCGGATTCAAGACCCGATACGGTGTTGGTGTGAATCCATTCGCCACTGACACGGGTCGTGCCGAAGTCGCCGGTCGTACCACGCTGGCACTTGGCAACCGCTACTACCGAGGCTTTGCAGTAACGTACCTCAACGGTGCAACTGCTTAATCAAAGTAGTAACATAACCAAATAAGAAATCAGGGAGTGTCCTTCGGGATGCTCCCTGATTCTTTTTCGGCCTTTCCTAAATATATACAGGAGGATCATCATGGCAAAAGTATTTCAAGACACACCAGACAACATCAATTTCCTATCTCCTGTAGGATTCCGATTCGCTATTGAATTTCTGCCCAACACCAACTGGTTCCTGACATCAGCAAACCTTCCGGGCATTTCATTGGCAGAGATCAATCAACCCACCCCGTTCATGCCAACACAGGTTCCCGGCAATGACCTCACATGGGAACCCTTGAATGTTACCTTTCTTGTAGATGAAGATTTGGCAAACTGGAGAGAGCTTTACAATTGGATGATTGGTATTGGGTTTCCTAATGAGTATAAAGAATATAAAGATCAAAAGACAAATAAACAAATATACTCAGATGCCACATTGACTATATTGAATTCAAATATGGTTAGTAATTATAGGATTATGTTTAAAGACCTGTTTCCTACAAGCCTGTCGGAAGTCTCTTTTGATTCTGCATCTGCTGACATCGAAGGCATCAAAGCAACGGCAACTTTTAGGTATCTTACCTACTCATATGAGAAAGTGTGATTTACCCCTTGACAAATGAGTTTCAGGTGCTATAATATACATAACGTCAGAATTGCATCTGTAGAGCATGTTAGTTAATTATAGGGATACTTTTAAATATGAATCTTATTGAACTTACACTTATTGAAGATATATACGCAATGTGGAGCGAGGACAGCAATATCGACACGCTTGCATTGGACGAGGAAAGTCTAAAGATACCTGTTTTGCATTCCAAGTATGTTCGGATGTTGACTGATGAGCGACGGCACCTGAACAAAATGAAGGAAACCCACAATATTCTGAAGCGAGACAAGATCGAGTATTATAGCGGGAAGATGTGTGAAGAGGATCTTGAAGAGAGAGGGTGGGTGTCACTGGATATGCGGATTCTCAAGTCAGACGTTCCGAAGTATGTGGAAGGCGACAAGGATATTGTACGTCATCTGATTCAGATTTCAGAGCAGAACGAGAAAGTTCAGCTACTTGTGTCTATACTTGACACCATCAAGTGGCGCTCTCAGCAAATCAAGAATGCCATTGATTGGCGCAAATTCTTAGGTGGCAACTAATGGACACAGTGGTCGTCAGTAAAAAAGATGATGTGTATCTGTGGGTCAGTGCAGAACCACACACCATCCGTGAGATGTCAGACTATTTCACGTTTGACGTACCGTCTGCCAAGTTTCATCCTTCATACAAGATGGGTGCATGGGACGGAAAAATTCGTCTCTTGAACTATAAGGATCATACCATCTATGCAGGGCTGATTTCTCACATTGCAACCTTTTGTCGTGAAAGAGGATATGGTCTAACATATGATGGAGATGCTGATGAGAACTTTTCGTTGAAGGAAGCCAATGAATTTGTAGAGACACTGGGTCTGCCCTTCAAGCCACGCGATTATCAGATGGAGGCATTCGTTGCTGCGGTTCGCAAGAGACGCATGTTGCTATTGTCACCCACCGGATCTGGCAAAAGTCTCATTATCTACATGTTAATTAAATTATATTTAACTAGGCATGATCGTAAGCATTTGATCATCGTACCATCGACCTCTTTGGTGGCACAGATGAAAAAAGACTTCAAGAGCTATGGGTTACAAGGATCTCCTATACACCAAATTATGTCAGGGCGTGACAAGCAGACCGATAAACCTATCGTGATCTCTACATGGCAATCCCTGTACAAGATGCCGAAGAGCTATTTCGATCAGTTTGGTACAGTGGTGGTGGATGAGTGTCATGGTGTCAAGTCCAAGTCCATCACTAATATCATGACCAAGATGACCAACACACCCTATCGCTTTGGTACAACAGGTACACTAGATGGTACGCTAACGAATAAACTAGTGATTGAAGGATTGTTAGGCGAAGTGCGAAAGGTGACTGCCACTGCCAGTCTGATTGAAGAGAAGGTGTTGTCTGATTTTGTGGTCAAGGCAATTGTACTCAAGCATCAAGAGAAGGTTGCTGCTGACCTCAAGTATCAGGAAGAGGTTGACTATCTGGTTTCCAGCGAGGCGCGCAACAAGTTCATTAAGAATCTGGTGCTGAGTCTTGAGGGCAATACGCTTGTGCTATTCAACTATGTTGAGAAGCATGGTGTCCCACTATTCAAATCAATATACGAGGAGAGACAAGACGGCAGAAAAGTGTACTTTGTTTATGGTGGCACCGAACTATCCAAGCGAGAGGATGTCCGCGCTATTGTAGAAACTGAAAAAAATGCTATTATTATTGCATCGTCTGGTGTATACTCACAGGGTATCAACATCAAGCGATTGCATAACGTAGTGTTCACTCACCCCGGAAAGTCTAGGGTAAGAACACTGCAAAGTATTGGTCGTGCATTGCGACGAGTGGATGATGAGGAAGCGGTGCTGTATGATATTGTGGATGATTTGACGAATGGCAGAAAGACTAGGAATTTCTCACTGAAGCATTACCAAGAGAGGTTTGCGATATACAAGTCAGAGAAGTTCAAGGTCAAAACATATAATGTAGAATTGAAAGGATGAGAAATGCAAAAGCGAAAACCGGAACATTATGTAGACAACAAAGAGTTCCTTCAACACATGATCGAATTCAAAGAGGCAACAACAGTAGCCAGAGATAATGGAGAGAGTGACCCACGAATCCCTGATGCCATTGGTGAGGTGTTTGTAAAGATTGCGAGCCACCTATCATTCAAGTCAAACTTTATCAACTATGCATTTCGTGAGGATATGATTGCCGATGGAGTGGAGAACTGTATTCAGTATATACACAACTTCGATCCAGCCAAGTCCAAGAATCCATTTGCGTACTTCACCCAGATCATATACTATGCATTCCTGCGAAGAATACAAAAGGAGAAGAAGCAACTCTATGTACGATACAAGTCTTTGGAGAATAGTCAACTCGACAACATGAGCGAGGACGATCAGGCAGCAGTGTCAAGTATAGGTATCACCAAGCTCTATGATAACATGAGCGAGTTCATTGAGAATTACGAAGAAGCAATGGAGAAGAAGAAGCAGATCAAGAGCAAACAAAGAAAAACCACAAAGAAGAAGAAGGCAACCAGTAGCAATAACATCCTACAATTTGCATCTAATTTGAGTGAGGAAGAAAAACTATGAAAATTGCACTTGTAACAGACACCCATGCGGGTGTTAGGGGGGATAGTGATACTTTTGCACAATATCAGCACAAATTCTGGTATGAGCTTTTTATCCCTTATTTGAGAGAGCATAACATCAAGAATATCATACACTTAGGAGACATCACCGACCGTCGAAAGTGGATAAATTACAAAACACTAAATGGGTTCAGGGGTCTGGTCAATAATCTATCAAATGAGTTCGATTTGAAGGTGATTATTGGTAATCACGACACGTTCTATAAGAACACCAATGGCATCAACTCAATGGCTTGTTTGTTTGAGACACCAACACAATGGTATGATGGTGCATTTCAATGGTACTCGGAAGCCGAAGAGATTTGGTATCCGGGTGTAGAGCATCCGATTCTATTTGTGCCTTGGATCAACTCAGAGAATCTTGAGCGGACGCTGGGTAAGATCGAAGAGTCTACTGCCAAGGTATGCATGGGTCATTTGAATCTTGAGGGATTTGAGATGGCGCGCGGACTAACGAATACTGAGGGTATGGACCGTAAGGTATTTCGTAAGTTTGACATGACGCTGAGTGGTCACTTCCATAAGAAGTCACACATGGATAACATCTGGTATCTGGGTTCGCCTTTTGAACAGACATGGATTGATTGTGACGAAGAGCGTGGTTTCCATGTGTTGGATACGGACACGATGGAATTGGAGTTTGTTCCCAACCCATTCAAGATGTTCTTTCGTATATTCTACAATGGAACGAGCGATGTGAATCCGGCTGACTATACAAACAAGGCAGTCAAGATCATCATCAATCAAATTGATGATCAGTATATGTTCAGTAAGTTTATTGAAGAGATGGAAGCTGCTGGTCCGTGGCATATGCAGATCATTGATAACACCGATGTGTCTGATACGTCAGATGTAGAAGTGGAGCATATTGAAAGCAAGGGTACGGTTGAACTGCTTAATGATTATATTGAGCAAACCAAGTATGATAATAAAGATGAAGTCAAGACGCTCATGCGTGATTTGTTTGACGAGGCAATTGCCTCTTCGTAAGGAGAAATGATGACTGAAGAAACACTTGCGTTAATTGAGGCAATAAAATCCTTAGAATCTCTTGTAAAGATGTATGGGATGGTAACTACGGTTGGGATTTCGTTGGTGGCGATTCAACTTGCAATTCTCTCCTTCCCCAGCGGACGGACGGAATAGATTATGATTGTATTTAAAAAGTTACGTTATAAGAATTTCCTTTCCACCGGAAATACCTTTACTGAATATGACCTGAACTCAAGAAACAACACACTCATCATTGGTAAGAACGGATCGGGCAAGAGTACCCTATTGGATGCTCTGACATTTTCGTTGTTTGGTAAGGCATATCGCAATATCAATAAGCCATCACTGGTGAACTCCGTCAATCAAAAGGATTGTATGGTAGAGCTTGAGTTCTCTATCGGTAAGAAGGAGTATGTCATTCGTCGTGGGTTGAAGCCTGCTGTCCTTGATATTAATGTGGATGGTGTCGAACTGGACAAGAATGCATCGGTCAAGGATTTCCAGAATAACCTAGAGAGTAATGTACTCAAGATGAACTACAAGTCGTTTTGTTCTGTTGTTATTCTGGGTGCGCGATAC